CCATGTTCCATAAACCATTTAGACATAAGGAGCATTGCTTGATGTGTGGGGAGATGTTCACAAACTGACCACCCATAAGAACCAACCCTAACTTCTGTAATTGCAATTCCAGTGTTAGTATTTAGTTTATTATTTCTGGTTCTCACTGTCATTGAAATTCCATCTGCAATATCGCGACCATATACTGGATTACCAAAGGTACATTGTTGAACTTCCCCCTCATTAGTAACATTTGTCGCAACCAACTGGTCGGTATCTAAATGCTTAACATCATAATTGGAAGTCACATAATATAAATCCAATCCATTAACAAAACCAATAACGGTATTCTGTTCGACAGTATGCGCAGACATTGGTGGGTAGATTGATTAATCTAATTAATAAAAAAAAAGAAATATCAAATTTATAAATTGAAGGGGTATATATTTACTAATCATTTGTAATAGTTAAATTTACAGGAATCGTTATAAATTGCCCATTTGATGCTCTAAAAACTCTGTCGTAAAGAGTTTTGTTAAGCCCTTCTTTATCTTGCCAATAATTGAATATTAAAATTCTGGAAATAGTAGGAATATAGTTTAGTTGATGAAGAACATTGTATAAATTAAACAATGCTTCGTGAATATCTCCCGATTCGCTAAGATCAACATAGGCCCCAAACATATCTCGATACTTAAAATTATGTCTATTATAATCAATACATCCGCATTTAGATAAATAATATGCAGTAGTACTTTTTAAAGACTCCATATTAGATGACTCCTTTGAATTTAATCCATAATCTCCAAGATCTATAAAATTAAACATAAATGTAGATATATTAGGAGAATAATGTTTAATACTTGAACCAGGATGATCTGACTGTGTTTCGATACAATATTGATTATACTCGATAGATATATCAGTTGTATCTTTCATATATGTTTGTATATCTTCTAAAGTAATTATACCAGGCCTTACAATTGTTATAGTATTGTTCTTTATTTTAACAATAGTACTTTCAATTCCTAGTTTAGAAGGCGAATCTTCTAAAAGAATAGACAAGTTAGAATTTTTAAAATATCCAAGTAAATGATCTTTTGAAGTGGAACTTATTTTACCGCTTAAGTTAGCACTTGGTGCTACAATAGGAACACCTGCATATCTCAAAAGCTGTTGCGAAATATTATTATCAGGACTTCTTATACCTACCCATTCTGATTTAGCCGTAACTTGATCCGATACAATAGAATTTTTTTTTACTAATATGGTGAGAGGACCTGGCCAAAATTTATCTGTAAGTAATTCTACTATGTTTGTCTCTTGGGGAGTAAGATCTGTATAAATTTCAGAACCTTTCCAACCAACTACGTGCATAATAAGAGGATTATTTTTAGGACGTTTTTTAAATTTATAAATCTTCTCAATTGCATTGGGGTCTAATGCACTTGCCCCTATACCATAAACAGTTTCTGTTGGAAATATAACAAGACCTCCATTTTGAATTTTTTTTGCACAATCAGATATATTGTTAGCATTAGATTCAAATATTTCTGCTTTACAATGTGTAGATTCCTTACTCATTTTGTTAATTTAACAGAAATATTTAAATGATCAAATTTACAAATATAATTAAGGTATAAAGAAAGTATGTATTAATTAGGTAAATGATATTAGATAAAATAAAATTATATACAAGTGATATTTATTTTTTAGGCATATTTTTTGGAATTTTAACAACCCCAATATTTAATATATTAGGCCTATATTCAGAAGCAAGAGCTATAGAATATTATGGAGAAGTACATACAAGTGTATTTAATAGTTTTATACATACTCTATTTATGCCATTTACTTATTATGGTCTATTATTAAGTGTCCCGGGTATTATTTTTAAAAATGAGTATAATATATCACTTTTACAACGATTTTTATATGTTTATTTTATAACATATTATTTAACATTAAATATTTTTATAGGATCACTTATAGCTATATACTATCTACCAAGCCAAATTATGGCAGAAAACTATTATAAAAGATATAGTTTTAATAGGATAGTTACAATAGCATATGGCATTTCCGTAGCAGTAATAGCGTTAACTATTCAAGAAGTTATTGGGCATTGGATAGGCGGAGACGATCCTTCTAGATTAGAAGCAATACCCAATGCAATATGGCATGCAGGGTATTATTCAGTATATCATATTTTTTATTAGAAAAAATTTATTGATAAATTTGTTTATTTAAATTTAGAAGTATAAAGATAATATCATTATTAATAATAACTAAATGGAAAAGGATACAGAATGTTCCTTATTATTAAATGATATAATGAAAGAGCTAACTGTAGCAAAAGATCAAAGTATAGAAATTGCTAACAAATTATATACTCAAACAGAAAAACTAGAAAATACATCAGATCATTTAGATAATATAAATCATGAAGCAGATATATCAAAATGGCATATAAATCATATACGAGCTACTTTTGGTAAAGTATATAAAAGGTTAAATAACTACCCAGTAAGACAAAAAGCAAAGATTGTACTAAATGAATTAAAACTTAAATCAAAAATAAATCAATATAGTATTAACAAACTGGCAATATCAGAAAGTACTGATGTAAAAGACACTGTTTCTACAAAAATACACCAGAGTTCCAAGGATGGTATGTTAGATAAGATATCTTCTGTAATAACTGACATCCATTATATTAATAAATTAAATCAAGAAGAGATAGACAAACACAATCAGTTACTAAATAGTAATATAGAAAAGGTAGATACTGGAGAATATAAAATTCATAGTAATATATTACAAGTAAAAAAAATATTAAATAAGTAATCTTGTAAATATTTAAATTAATCTACATTAATTTAATCGTTTAAATGGTGTAATATAAATCGATAATTATATATAATGTCTAACAAAGCAGTAAAACGTATACTAAGAGACATAAAATTATTAGATGAATTAAATATACACTATGAAATAATAAATAAATATTGTCTCGAATGTTATATACAGGGGCCCAAGGAGACTATATATGAGAAAGGAATATGGAAAATAATTATTCAGTTTCCTGAAAACTACCCTTTTAAGTCGCCATCAATTGGATTTTTAGATAAAATATATCACCCTAACGTTGATTATAAATCAGGAAGCATATGTTTAAATGTTCTAAATGAAGAATGGCAACCAATATATACAATTAAACATATATTAGAAACATTTATTCCTCAGCTATTAACTTATCCAAATCCAGATGATCCTTTAAATATAGATGCTGCAAAACTATATTCAGAAAATATAGATCAGTTTAAACGTCGCGTAAAAATGTTAATATTTCAACAAAATACTTCTAATATACCCAGTTATAATGAAATTTAAAATAGTTATAAGTACATAAAATTATAAATAATTATATAATAAATGGTATTTTATATATTACGTCATGAAAATAGGAATAGGGGAGACTGTGCTTTTTTTTCACCGTTAAATCATATAGGAAAGCACAACGTAAAAACAAGATTATTCACTAAATTTAATTCAATTGATTTAGATGAGATTTATAGTTCCCCATATAAACGTACGTTAGATACTGTATCAACAATTTCACAGGTAAAAGATACTCCTATTAAAATTGATTGGGCTCTTTCTGAAAGACTAGATGTAACAGATATTAATAAATATAGATGGCCCTCTAAAGAGAAACAAGAAGAATTACATAATAAATATAGTATAGACAAAAATTATATACCAACTGCAAATATAGACTATATTAATTCTTATTCTGAGACAGAGGACAAATATCATACCCGTGTTGATAATTTTATACAATATTTGAGAACAAAAGGAGATAAGGCAATATTAGTTGTATCTCATCAATCTATTATAGATAGAATTATTAAAAAATTAACGGGTAAAACCTATAGTGTTGCTATGGGTGAATGCTATGAAGTATTATTAAATGATGAATCTACAATTTGAATACTGACATTATTGGGATTTAAAGCATTCTCTAATTCAGCCAAATCTCCTCCTGCATCTGCTAAATTAGAATCCCCTATAATATTTTTATCTAAGTTAGATGCAACAGTTTTATTAGTAGTTAAAGAAGTATTAGACATAACAGAAACATTCATATCTATGTTAGGATTTATAGAACAAGAAAGTGGTTTAGTTTCCCTATAATTAATGACGTCTTGTTTGGATATATTATCATAAGAATCACTACATTTAATAAGATCGCTGTGTTTATCAATAATATCCTCTACAACAATTTTAGTTGGTTCAATTCTATAACCAACCTTTCGAGCTGTATTTTGTTTATTGAGTTCTTTTATTAACGAATCCAGTTCAGATATAATAATATCTTGGTACATATAGTAAACACTAAGTCTATTTGAAAAATAATTGTGTATTTTTCTATCACGTTTATTAGATATGCATCTAAACATCATAACACCACATCCCCTTTTTACTAGTAGGTTACCTCTATCATCTTTATATGTTGTTTCTACATATGTCTTATTTTCGATAAGATTAGACGCAGATTGTTTAATAGAATTTGTTAGAGGAAGTCTTGTAGTAAATAGACGTTTAAATGATGATTTTAGTCGTATAATAATTGATAATGCATTTTTTCTTATTGCGATGGGTAATTGTAATTGGCCAGATATTTCTGCAGCAAATGCGTTCCATTGTTGATAATATTCTATACAAGTGTCTAAGTGATTCTGTATATTCATTATTTTCAATGAACCAGTTGCAATTGTTGTGAATATACTTGTAAATGAAAAACAGATTTTTAATCCAAGAGATAAATTTGGAAATTCTTTTTCATCTAATGATAATTGAGATAATGAAATAGTAGATGTTATTGTAGATAAAACAAGCCCCATTATAGTTATTTTATTTAAAATTTTACGATAAAAAGTAATTTGTTTGTCTAATATTAAAATGTATAAGCTTGCTATATTTAACCATTCCACAAGTGTAATAATATTACCACTGTACCAATCAGATCCAAGTCCTTTTTTATCTAAACTATTTAACAATTCGATTTCTTGACCTGAATCTATAAGACTTTTTGAAATTCTATTCGAATCATTATCATTTATCTGTTCAACACTATTAGATTCACCATTCATAATAATTTATATTACACTGTAATATAATTCATTATACGTAATACATTTAAAGACCATATTTTTTTTGAAAAATATATATGTAATTATTATCATGATTAGCGGGCAATAGATCAATAATACGTACCAATTTAAACCCATTCTTTTTTGCCAATTTAGTATAAAATTTAATAGGCTTCATTAACATTTTATGTTTATTTTGTCTATGATGAGAATCGTCATTGAATACAAAATGTTCAATAAATTCTACATTATCGTTTTCAAATTTCCAATCAGCCATATACTTAAATTTATCAAATTTAAGTTTTGTTTGAGTAACTCGTGAATGGCTATGTTTTTGAGGATTAAATAGTGGAATTAATTTAGAAGAAGATTCTAATACCGGATCAAACTTATCTTTATTTACAAGATGTACGCAAAAAAACCCATTAGGTTGCAACCAAAAATTAGCATTCCTAAAAATTTTGTCGGGATATTCTGAATAGTATATAGTATAAAACATACAAATGATATGTGAAAATTCCCTGTTTTTAAAAGTAGATTTAGTGTGGAAATCTCCTTTAACAAGGGGGATAGTAGGCTCTAATTTACGTGCAACTTGTAACATTTTCATAGACTTGTCCATTCCTACACAATCTACCTTTTCTCTTTTAAGTATAGACAGATGTTTTCCAGTTCCACAACCAATATCTAATATTCTTACCTGATTTGGTTTAAAATACGTACTATTTTTTATAGTATAAGCTTGTATATTATATAGTTCAAATTCATTTTTTAAATCAGAATTAAATAAAGTATCGTAAACTTTAGAGTAGAATTTATCATAAATATTAGTAAAATGTTCTTTAACCTCTATATTATTAAAATTACTAAAGTTCTCAATTTCAAAGTTATTTTCTTGAGATTTTAAATATTGCCCAACCAGTGCTGTAATTATAACAACTGCAAAGAATAGCCAAAAATGATTTGTAAATATCATTATAGTTTATTATTATAATGAAATATAAAAATTTTAGAAAATAGATATAAGACAGAACAATTATTTACGAATATCATAATCCCTGCATATTCCGAAAGATTTACGATGATATGGTGTAATACCATTATTTTGAATCGCCTCTCTATGTTGTTTAGTAGCATAACACATATTTTTTCTCCAACCATATATTTCATATTCAGGATTGTTATCTAGCAATTCAAGAACATGCCTATCATGATATACTTTCGCAAGTATAGATGCAGCGGCTATATTTCTAAATTTTGTATCTCCTTTTTCAATAGTCTGATGAGGTATGATAATTCCGTGACTGTCCTCATATTGTTTAAAATAATTACCATCAATAAGTAAATTATCAGGTTCTATATTTAGTTTTTTTATTGCTCTATGCATTGCGGCTATAGTAGCATGAAGAATATTTTTCTCTTCAATTTCTTCTATATCAGCATATTCAACTGAATAGTCCAATGCAACACTTTCAATGTACTTACATAATTCCTCTCTCTTTTCAGGTTTTAACTTTTTTGAATCATTAATTTGTTTATATAATTCATCTGGATATTCCTCAGGTAATATAACTGCAGCGGTATATACTCTTCCTACAAGACAACCTCTTCCTGCTTCATCAATACCAACTTCAACTAGGTCATTTGCTGATGTATTCTGCATCTATTTATAATACTTAAGAAAATATTTTGAATATATGAACAAATTTTTTTAGCAAAATGTTAGTCTTGTTCTACTTTGTGAGCTTTGAGTAGATTTAAATATTTGTAACATTTCATATAACTTAGTCATTTTATCAAATAAATTACTAAGATCTGGATCAGTTCTTATATTATGTATTAATCTAGTTATTTCTGTAGTTAGATATCTTTCTTCTGTAGTTATATATGTTTTTTTTGTAGTAAGTTCATTAATTTTGCTTTGAATTTTTTGTAAATTACCATTAATTTTTGTAATTAGATTTATGAGAGATTTAGGCTGTTGTGATTCCGATGGTAAATCTTGAGCAGACGTACAAGGTGTATTTCCTATTTCAAATTGGGTTTCTACATAATTTTTAACATCTTGGCCAGGTAGGCTATTTATTTGGTTAAATCTTTCATAATAATAATTATATTCATCAATAAGTTTATTTATTTCTCTATATATATTTCCACCTATTTGTTGACTATAATTCTTTAATATAGTATTACCTAATTTACTATTGATATTTACCCATCTATTAGTATCAGGATTTTTTATTTTATTGAACATATATATTACATATTTAAAAAAAATTTATTTAAAAAATAAAGTCATTAATATAATAATGTCGAACGACGATAGTACAATGGGGTCTATATACAAATCTGTATCAGGTGTAGTACAATCATTATATTCAAGTGATCAATTTGATCTATTAGGGCAAGATAAGGAGATTTTAAATATCGGCAATGTATTAAACTCAATATTTATCAATAGATCCAATATTGATATTCCAAAATTAGTAGTAGTAGGTTCCCAATCTAGTGGTAAGAGTTCAATATTAAATTCTATCTTGGGAATGGATATATTGCCAACTGGTTCAAATATGGTTACAAGAGGGCCATTACAATTAGAATTAATTCAAACTAAAAAAGATATAAAAGCTTGTTTTGGAGAGTATCTTGAATCTAATTGGATTACTTTAAACGAGATTGAAATTGATTATCCAAGTCCCAGTTCCGAGCAAAAAATGGAAATTAGAACAACCATTAAACAACTTACGAACCAATATGCTGGCGATCGTATGAATATAACCGAGACACCTATATATTTACGTATATATAGTCCGAATATCCCTAATTTAAGTTTGGTGGATTTACCAGGGCTTACTATGGTTGCTTGTACAGATAAAGGTCAACCCAAAGATATAAAAGATAGAATTAAAAAATTGGTAGGAAGTTACATAGAGGGAAAGGAATCTATAATAATGGCGGTAATGCCTGCACGAACTGATATAGAAGCAGATATTGCATTAGATTTAATAAAAGAGTACGATCCTCGTTGCGAACGAACAGTAGGTATATTAACCAAATTAGATTTAATGAATGAGGGCACAGACGTAACCGCTTTATTAGAAAATAAAGTATCAAAAGACTTACAGTTGGGCTATGGATACTATGGAATACGTAACCGAAATAAGATGGAATTAGAAAATATATCTGTATTAGATGGATTAAAATTAGAACAAGAGTTTTTCTCTCAACACCCAATATATTCAAATAAACGGTTTAAAGAATTTTTAGGAATCCCAGCACTATGTAAAAATCTAAGTAGTGTATTGGTTAAATCATTAAAGAAGAGTTTTCCAAGAATTTTAGAGAAAATAAATAGAGATTTAGAATTAAACAGTGCTTCATTGAAGAAATTAGGAAGTCCTATACCAAAAGATGAATCTATGAAATCAGCATTTATTCATAAGACAATTGCTAAATTAACTAGAAGTTTTATATCTGTATTGGAAGATCGCGGTAAAATATTAAACAGCGGGCGCAATATTAAACAACAATTTATAGAATTCCGGGCATTGTTACAAGAGTTAGATCCCTTTAATATAAACAAATGTTCAGACGAATATATATTAGATGCAATTTCAAATTGTGAAGGAAATCATATGTCCTTTCCATCTCCACCAGTTGAAGTACTAGAACAACTAATGAAAGATCCAAATAAGAGACCTATTTATTCCATATACTCGTCAGCACAACAATGTAGTCAGAAAATAATGAATGAACTGAGTGATTTAATAGAGCATTTATTAGAAGATTTATCAATTAATCGATTTCCTGAATTCAAGAAATTAGTGATTAAGACCAGTTTAAATGATGTATTTATACCTAATTTAAATCATACCTATGAACAACTTAATATGGAGTTATGTAGTCAAGAAAATTATATATGGACAGAGGATATTCAATTCAATGAAGCACTAACTAATAGTAATTCTAATAATGTGGAAGTAATGCGAAATTTAGCAAATAATTACTTTAGATCGGCAATTTATATTCTACAAGATACAATACCCAAAAAGATAATGTATTCATTAGTTACCCAATCTCAAAAAGATATAGGAGCAAAATTATATGAAGTTATTAAGAATTCTAAATTAGATGATCTATTAATTGAGGTAGACGATATTCATGAAAAACGTACAAATTTAGAAACAGTTGTTAAAGATTTAACAAATGCTAAACAACTTATAGAAAGTATTATGTGAAGTAAAAGTTAAAATTAAAAAAATATAACATATATTTGTTTAATTGAATAACCAATTGTTTGGTAATATAGCTCTTTATCTAAAGTATTTTATGGGCCCTGCTTGATAGTGTATTTCCCATTACATAAAGTTCTGATTTATCGTCACAATCAAAGGAAATCAAAACAAGATCATTAACGGTTAGATTATCAACAGACCTGCTATTATTTGTAATTTCCATAATATCTTTAAAATTATCTGATGAAAGTAATTCATTTAAAGCATTTTCGCTTTGGACAACTAAAAAGGTTCCCTTAACAGTTAATGTGTCTTTAATCTCTAATCTACCTCTTAAAATATAATTATCCATGATATATAAATATACTATAGATATAAAATATTGATATTTTAATTAAATATAGTAATCAATAATAAAAAATTTCTATTAATATAGTATGTCTAATAATCAAGTCTGTGCAAGTTGTTTAGATTTCAGTATTGATAAAATAGTCAAATCAAACGAAGATATAAAACCTTCTTGGCTAATTGAAACTGACCATGTTAGTAATTTTATTGATAATTCTACTGATTTTAGAAACAGATCTCCATCAAATCCAGATGTTGTTTTAAGAATTAATGTTGGTAAGAAACATGTAGGAAAGAAAATATTATATTGGGCAGCTGATAAAAAATCAAATAAAAATCTTAAAATAGAAGATGCACTAAAGGCATATAACAAATTTAAAAATAGCGGAGTAGCTTCTGTATATAAAAATGGAATGGTTACTATGAAATTTCGTTGCCCGCAAGTATATAGAGCCCAAAAGACAATAAAACATAAACCACATACTTATTTCCGACATTTACATTTTGTTATTTCAGACAAACAGAAGAATACTTGGGGGTCACAAATTTATACAAAAATAGTAGTATGTAAATATAATTTTAAAAAAACTATGGAACTGTTGAAAAGCAGACATTGTATTCTGTTAAACACCCTGCCCTGTAAATATTATGCAAAAGATCATATAATTGGATCTTATAATTTACCTCATAGCAGTATAAAAAAAATGTCACAATCTGCTATTACTAAATGGATAGAAAATTTAATTAATATGCATTATCCAGAATTATCACTATTATTACAAAAAAAAGTAGTCAGTATAAGAGAAGTACCTATTATTACTTATTGTGCAAGTAAGAAATGTAATTCATCTGAAATAGCTTTAGAAGAATTAATGAAAAAAGGGTTTGTAAATGTAAATGAATATGAGGGAGGAATGTTAGACTATAATAAAAAAATGAAATAAATATGTATTATATAATACGATTATTATTGTAATATACATTATAATAACAGTATTCTATATAAATAAGGATACTATTATTAACATTAAAACCACCTATATCTATTTATTTTGATAAATAAAATTGATAATAATATCAGGTTGAATATAAATATAAATCGTATTAATAATATGGAAACATCTAAAACAGATTTATTTTCAAGACAAATAGGAGCAATAGGGACAGAAACAATGAATAAACTTCAAAATTTAAATGTATTGTTAATAGGCTCAAGTGCAATTGGAATAGAATGTACTAAATGTTTGGCATTATTAGGAATTCATTCCTTGCATATCTTTGATACCCAACATATGTCAAAAAAATCAGTAAAGGATCTATATTATTATAAGTCACCCGAAAAATCACAAAAGTGGATAACATTTGGTGAAAACAGTGCAAATTTTGCAAGAGAGTTAAATAGAAATTTAGACATATATAATCTAAAACAATTAAATTATAAATATATTTTAAGTAATAATATAGACTGTATAATAGTTACTAAGTTATTTAAACAAAATTCTTCTATGGAAACGCTTAAATTAGAAGAATTTTGTTTAAGTAATAATATAAAATTTATATTAGGTATCGCGGGCGGATTAGAAGGATATATTTTTAGTAATTTTGGAAAACACACCATAACAGATAAAGATGGCGAATCTTGTGAATCCGGCTATATAGAGGGGTATGAGATTAAAGAAGATGAAATAAGTATAGATATAGAAAAATTAGAAAAAAATTTAATATCTAATAGAATTGAACTATTATCTAATGATAAAAGTATTGAAAGTATAGTAATATCTTCTACAAAAACTTTAATAATTATTCCTAGAACAAAAGAAATGGAACAGTTTTTAGATGCGGAGAGTTCTATAAGATGTATTGAAAAAAAGGAGACTTTACAAAAACAATACAAATCTATTCAATATGTGAAAGACGATCTAAATTATAAATATATATCTATAGATACTTCTTTTAGATGCGAAAATTCTGATAAATCGTACAAAAACTTTATAAATACACTCTTATATAGAGATACTTTTGAAACTATAGAATCAAAAACATTATATCAACAATTATTTGGGGAATTAAATGATAAATTATTTATATTAAGTAGTATAATTGGTGGTATTATAGCTCACGAAGTTATTAAAATAACCGGTAAATATACTCCAATTGAGCAAGATATATACATTGATTTTAGAAAATTAAAAGGAAAGGAGTTATATAGATCGAGTATTCATAAGAACTCTGGACTATTAGATAAGCAATTAATTCAAGAACTTAATAAGCAAAAAATATTTATGGTTGGTTGTGGTGCCCTTGGGTGTGAAATATCCAAAAATTTAGGTATGATAGATTGTTGTACAAGACATAAATCCCAATTAACTATAACAGATATGGATATTATAGAATCATCTAACTTGAATAGACAATTTCTATTCAGAGAGGATTCTATAGGAAAGTATAAATCTTCTATAATAGAAGAACGATTAAAAGATTATACTCCTAAAATGAAAGTACAAAGTAAAACTTTAGAAGTAGGGAAGAATACAGAACATATATTTAATTCAACTTTTTGGAAAAATAAATCTATAATTATTAATGCATTGGATAATGTACAAGCACGTCAATACGTAGATTCTAAATGTGTAGAATTTGATAAGCCCCTATTTGAATCAGGTACCCTCGGTTGCAAATGTAATAGTCAAACAATTATACCATATAAAACAGCTACATACAGTGAAATTATAGACATAGAAGATAGTAATATACCAATGTGTACTATAAAAAGTTTTCCAAATAAAATAGAACATTGTATTGAATGGGGGCTAGAAACATTTCAAAATATTATTACACAGCCTCTCAATGATATAAGGGTATTTATTGATAATAAGCAAAAATTTAAAGAAGAAATAGATAAAATTCAAAATGCGTATATTATAAAGAAGAGATTAGAAATATTAGAACAATATCTTAGTGTTGTATTATGTCCTTGCTATAATAATGTAATGGACTTAATAAAATATATTTATGATTCATATTTTAATAATCCAATTAAAGATATATTATATACATTTCCAGATAATTTAATTGGTTCTGATGGAAAACCATATTGGAGTGGGAAAAAATTAAAGCCTGTTTCTATTGATTTCAAAGAGATATCTATAGAGTTTTCTAAGAATTTATATATACTATTTCAAACAATATTTACTTTAGAAGATTGGCAAGATACATTGTATAACGAGTATATTAATAGTCTTACTGATACTAAATATGTATGTAATAGATTAAAAATCAATGAAGATAAAGACGAAATTTATCTTGAAGCCGACGCTTCTAAAATAATAGATAGAATATTTAATGACACTGATCACAAATATAAAACAGAAGTAGTCAATAAACTTGTATTTAATATTGAGTATGATAAAGATAACGATATATTATTAGATATAATGTATTCTATTTCTAATATGAGAGCAACTCTATATACTATACCTTGTAGTTCTCGTATTGATATTAAATTAATATCAGGTAAGATTATACCCGCATTGTCAACTACCACTACTATTATAGCAGGATTTGTTGTATTGGAATTAATAAAATATTTATCTAATATAAAACCATCTGATTGTAATATTAATATAGGCACAAATCAATATATAATGTTCGATAGTTATAAGCCCAAACTTACATATAATAATATGTATAGTGAAGTTTATGGAATGCAGATTGAAACTATTCCGAATTCATTTTCAGCTTGGTCAAAGCTTAAAATAAGTAGTGGAAAAGAAGGATGTCCTGATATAGTTGATTTGGTAAATATTTTGAGAGATAATTATAGTATTGAACCCGAATTACTAATGGTAGGGAAAAAAATTATATATAACAAACATGCTATTGTAAATAAAACTATTTATGAATTATTTAGTGAATTAAAAATTGCAATGTGTGAAAATATAACTATATATATAAGTTCTGTATCAAAAGAAGGAATCCCTATTTTAACGCCTCGTGTTATTCTATCAAATTAGGATAATATAAATAAAAAAAATCGGAAATTATATTAATGAAATATATAATAGGTATTCTGTGTTTAATAATATTTTTAATATCTATATTATTTTTTAAGGGACTCTCTTCTATTAATCATTCTTCTAAAGACAAATATACTAATATAGTAAATAATGAAAAGACTGAAAATAATAATATAGAACATTTTAAAACAGAAAAAGACTTGTTAATGAAACTATCTATTGTAAGTGATGATGATCATGTTAGTGATAATGAAATGGATATTAAAATAAGATTATATGATGATATAGTTCCATTAACTTGTAAGAATTTTAGACATATAGCACTAAAAGGGATAAATAATAGAACATATAATGGGAACATATTTCATCGTATTATACCTGGATTTATGATACAAGGGGGAGACATTGTTAATCATGACGGAACAGGAAGCATATCTATTTATGGAGATCGATTTGAAGATGAGAACTTTATTAAAAAACATAATAAACCAGGATTATTATCAATGGCCAACAGTGGTCCAAATACGAATGGTTCTCAATTTTTTATTACAACTTATCCGGCAAATCATTTAGATAATAAACATGTTGTTTTTGGAGAAGTTATAGAAGGATATGAAAATGTTACTAAAATAGAAAATCTTCCAACAGATAGCTCAGACAGACCATATCAAGAAGTACAAATATTATCAATAAAAGAAATTTAAAAAAATTATTTGTATATAAAAAGAAGTTATTATTATATTAATAATGAAAACAGCTAAATTTGCAGGTGGAAGAAGAATTAAACAGAGACGTAAAGTAAAGAATCCTAACAGTTCAGATGAAAGTTATAATCAATATAGATCTGCAGTATGCCAATTTAATAAAAGGTTACAAGATATGAAAGACAATGATTATATTAAATTTAGAGATTTTTCTACTCAATTAGTAGATGCTGTTAGTCAGGAATTAAAGAGAGGCGATTTTCGGGACAGAGATGAGTTCCGTAAATTTAAGAAAGAGAGACTAAGATATTTATTTTCTAAGATATTTTATCCATTTGATAGTACAAAAATATTAGTAAAATCTGATAATTTTAATTACATTCATAGTACTTTTAATGAAGAAGGGATAAATGTATTAAATAATATGATTGTAAAACTACAAGAATCTTTAGAACAAAAAACATATACACAGGAAGACCCTGCAAAAGAATATAATATAGAATCATTTAATGAAAGTTGTAGTATATTAGATATTTGTACAAATAATACTTCTAAAATATCATTTTCACACATTAAAGAACAATATGAGAAAAAGAAGACTGCAGTAAAAGATAATATGGAAGAACAATTAATTATAAATAATGCATTTTTAAATATTAGAAATCAATACGATAATTATTTAAAACATACACCTAATAAAGTGGAAATCTAAATAATATTATATGGATACATTTATATAATATTATTCAACAGAGTGCTAAGGGAGATTAAAATTATATGTATTTAAAACTATAATAAAGTTATAATTATATGTCATTAACTTACCCTGTATTAAACGATATCTTATTTGAAAAAATATCTAACGTAGAAGAGTCTTTAGATAAATTAGGGATTAAATTAAAAAATCTCTCAGATGCATCGGAAACATATAGAGACAGTATTTTTGAGAGAATATCATCTCAAAATACTAAAATAAATTTAATTCATCAGTTATTCAAGCATTATAAAACAAATATAAGCGAATCTAAAACGTCTAATATACGTCAAGCAGAATTAGAAACTTTAAAAACTAAACAAGACTTTATAGTAAATTCTATTAAATTAGAGTATGATAACATACTAAAAAATAAATTAAAACAAAATCAAGATATCTTACTAAAAAGGATTACATTATTAGAGAATACTAATAATAAATTAGAAACAGCACTTAGTTCTCTTGAATCTAAAGTGCAAGTTTTAATAAAATCACATAATGAATTAATTAAATCAAATACTGATTACAGTAATTTAAATGAAAAAACAGGTATAATGAACAAAATGAATTATAGATTAAATAGTTTAGAAAAACGTTATATTACATTAGATACCGAATTAAATAAATATATAAAGGGCCAATCTATAGGTAATAATAAAAATAAATATAGTATTTTAGGTAATGACAGCAGCAGTGAAAGTGATAGGTCAGAATATGACGAAGGTAATACGAATTGGATTAAAGTAACTAAAAAACACAAGCAAACGAAGGAGGATATTGGTTAATATTGTTTTGTATTTAGTCTTGGAGCAACACACATAGTTTCTAGTTCTTGTATAAATAATTTCATTGCATATGGTACCCTAACTTCTGAAAATGATATAGAATTATTACAATTCTTACAATAATATATATTAGTATCATTATTGACTGCTCCTATAAGACCACAATGTTTGCATACATACATTCTATAATTATCAGATCTATCTTGTAGAGTTTCTTTTAAGAATTGTGCTGCCCCGTGTGAAAGAATACAATCCCGTTCCATTTCTCCAAATCTTAAACCTCCATCTCGTGATCTGCCCTCTACAGGCTGTCTTGTCAATATTACATTGGGTCCATTTGATCTCGAATGAATTTTATCATCGACCATGTGTTTAAGACGCTGATAATATGTTGGACCCATAAAAACATTTACCTTTAATTGCTGTCCGGTTTGACCATTATATAGTATTTCATCGCAATGTCGCTGAAATCCTAATTTTTCTAATAAATCTCCTAAATTTTTTTCATTAAATTTTGTAAATGCAGTAGCATCTCCATACATACCAATATTAACGCCTATCTTTCCCATTAGACATTCAATTACTTGGGCAATAGTCATTCTAGATGGTACTGCATGTGGATTCATTATTAGATCTGGTTTCATACCTAACTTATTGAATGGCATATCCTCTTGTTTATATACAATGCCAACAGTTCCTTTTTGTCCATGGCGAGACGCGTGTTTATCCCCAACAGTGGGTTTTCTAATAGTACGTATTCTAACTTTTACAAATTTGTAACCATCGCCATTACGAGATACAGTTACCTTATCTACAAAACCAGCCTCTGCTCCTTTAATAGATGTGCTACAACATCGATTCAATTCTCTCGAGTCCTTTTTTGAATGGATTGGATGAATTTTACCAATAATAACATCATTGTCCTTTACATAAACATTGTCTTCGGGAAATCCCTGTGCTGTAAGTTTATTATAATTATTACCCTGTGTCCCTAAAGTATTTTTTAAATTGGGTTTAACAAACTTTTCCTGCATTTTAACACGGGATGATTGGCGTTTTTTCTCCTCGTCCTTATATGTACGATAATAGTCTGAAATAAATAGCCCCCTGTCAATAGACGATTGATTCATGATAATAGAATCTTCCTGATTATATCCCGAGTATGAAGCGATAGCTACAATAGCATTAATACCCGATGGTAAATTGTTAGAAGGAAGGTATTTAATAATTCTACTCGATGTTAATGGTAATTGTGGGTAGCGCAAAATGTGAGCAACGGTATCCATTCTATATCTATAGTTCGTTGCATAAATACCCATTGCTTGCTTGCCCATTGCAGACTGGTATGTATTTCTTGGAGATTGATTGTGGTCTGAAAATGGAATAATAGATGCCAGTATTCCTTGTAAAAATGACGGGTGTATTTCACAATGTGTAAATTTATAATTGATTACTTTTGTACCATTTTCCTTCAGCTTGTTATTATTAATAGCTATCATACAATTATCCTCTTCTTGAACATCTATAAATTCAATAACGCTTTGTAAATTATTGGAAGATCCTGAAACAGTATTTGAATTACCTACTAATAGTTGATTCCAATTTATAGTATTAGTTTTAATTGAATCTAATATAGAGGAGTTAATAAGTAGTTTGTTGTTTTTAACTAAATACAATGGTCTTGTGCATCTTCCAGCATCTGTATATAATTCTATACAACTGTCATTTATTTTCCATACAATGCCCGTGTGAATATGAATAATTCCTTTTCTTCTTAAATCAATAAGAGTATAGATTAATTTTTTAGGTTTATTAGTAACGTAATGCCAAGACCCATTAATTAAAATTTTTGTATAAGACTTTATTTTAGATGGATCTGAATCGCTAATTTTCAATACATCCAAGGATTCAACAATATGTGTGATAGGAGCTATGTCAGAATAACCTGTAATATGACAAGATAATGCAAGATTTTTAACAACCCCAACAGAAGCACCTTCTGGTGTTTCTGCACCACATATATAAAATGCCTGAGTACCGTGTAATTTACGAGGAGCTACTAATTTAGAAGTTTTCTCCATAGGAGTATTCACTCGCCGAAGATGTGACAAACTCGAATTATATGTTAATCTACTAAGTACTTGTGCAATCCCCTGTTTATTTTTATTATTTTTCAGACCCCAATTACCTGTCGCTAATGCAAACTTTAGACCGGTAGTTATTGTAGAAAATTTAATAATTTTGTAAATATTAGTATCATTTATAATTGTATTAAATTTGCGAGAAGCTTTCCATGAACCATTTGTATATTCTTTGTTAATATTAGTCTTCATATCTTTTATTAGTTTGGTGTAATATTGTCTGAATAGATTTGACATTAGTATGCCAGATGTGTCAATTCTTTTATTTACATAAGAATCTCTATCATCTACGTCTTTTTTCTTTAAATAAACATCAAGTAGATGTTTAACCATGTGTCCTAAGAAATACGATTTTACCTTATAGTCTGGACCTAGATGTGGTAGAAAATCATTACTTATAATATCATTTAAATATGTTAATCGACGATCCTTTTCAGACTTATCTCTGTCATACCCCATCATATTTACGTGCTTGCATAGATAATCTTTGGCCATATCTTGTGTTGTAATCGTTGATGCTTCCTCTAATGATGATCTTAAAAATTGAGTGTATTCTCTCCAGTTTTGTTCAGGTATATCATATAATATATAATTAGTGATATCATAGTCATTTGTTATACCAAGGGCCTTAAATACAACATATAAAGGTACATCTTGTTTTATATGAGGAATAGAAACCTTTATATTCTTACCATAAATAGTCTCTTTTGAAGTTATTTTAACTTGAATATTTTTTGGAGTGAGAATTTTTTTATCAGGCGAGGATTTGATTTCACATATATAAGAATATTTACTTTGTGATTTGCTATTTTCAAATACATAAATCTTATTATCTGCCTGTCTCTCTTGACAAACCAACGCCTTTTCTGTACCATTAACTATAAAATAGCCACCTTCATCATACTCACACTCTTCATAATCTATTTTTTTATTAAATGTTTTAGAGGAAAGAATACAAGCTTTTGAACCCAACATAATAGGAAGTTTTCCACAAGTTACTTTTGAAATAATTGTAGTTGGATTATTAATTATTTTAGTTAGTCCTTCCCCATATCTTTCACGAGTACTAAAATGGAAATCAATATAAGTATTAGATGCATAGGTAAAATTACGCAATCTTGCTTCATTTGGAAACATGATTTTCTGACTACCATTATTTTCATATATAACCGGTGGCGTAATTGAATTAAAATAGATGGAGATTTCTAAATCATATCTATGTTTATTAACTTCAATTACTTTAAATTCAAGGTGCTCTTCGACAAACTCCTGAAATTCAGTCTGCAATAATTGGTCTTTTTCCTGAGATAATGTTAGATGTTCAGCAAGATCTATAGTTGTAATTTGGTTATTAATAATAGAGTACTTATTCTTGAACATTTTATTAATATCGGACAGCTCTCTGTATTCAATCCATTCATTATTTTCATTATATTTAGAATCTTCTTTGAATTTATAAAATTTTTGTTCTTGTATAAAATCATAGTTTAATATAATAGGGTTAAACTGCTCTATTACATTTTTAAGACCTTTATCTAAAAAATCATTGAATGGAGATATTTGATGCTGAATTAAAAACCGCGGTTCTTTCATCATATGTTTTAATATTTCCCAGGCAGCCTTCTCCCAATCAAATTGATTATTAGGTATTTTTGAAGACATATTAGTAATTAATATATAATATTTAAGTAAATGTCAAATCAAATTTATATAATTTTAACTTCATAAAATTTTAATTATATTACTTAAAAAAAAAATCTATGTATCTGTTAAATATGAAATCTCATATTTATAAAAAAAATAGTAAAAGATATAGATATTATTCTTGCCACAGTAAATATATGACTGATATAAAAAGTGTGAGTATTCGTACTAAAATAAGTTACTACAAAAATAGATATTTAAATTATAATAAATATTTTTACTATACAAATCCGGAGACTTGTAATATATTATCTAAACAAAATGATACGAATACAACAACTATAAAATCATTAGATTTGTCATCAGATAATATATTTATTAACGGATTATCGAGAGAAATAAATAATTCAACTACGCAAACTGATACTATAAAAACTAATTCAACTGTAGCATTGTTTGATTGTAGTAATAAATCTAATAAAGATAGTAATAGATTTAATGTATTAGACTTATTATTACCTGGATTAACAAATAATAGATTACAAAATACTATTAATACTCCTAAGTCTATTATACCTAAGTCTATTTTATTAGAACACACAGACGAGGAAAAATTATACGAATTTGAAATTTTAGATTTTAAAATAGAGACAATTAAAGATTTAATTACTTTAGGTAAAAATTACAAAACAATATATCTAAAAAAGAAAAAACGATATAACTTAAATTTACGTGTATTATCTGAAATGATTGAGCCACTCGAACAGTTAGATAATTTAGTTGGAATGGATAATATAAAAGAAGCTATATTTGAAAAAATTATTTTATTTTTACAAGGATTAGATAATAGTAATAAAGATTTCCAACATATAGTATTGTATGGAGGACCAGGTATGGGGAAAACTTTAGTAGCAAAAATAATTGGCAAAATTTATGCCTCAATGGGTATTTTGTCTAAAGGTGATTTTAAAGAGGCTAAATTAACGGATTTAAAGGGGGCTTATGTTGGTCAATCTGAAATGAAAACTCAAAAATTACTTGAAGATGCAAAAGGGTGTGTATTATTTTTAGATGAAGCATATTCTCTTGGTTCGGAAGAAAAGATAGATACATATTCACAAAGTATAATAGATTTAATAAATCCTTTTTTAGACTCAAATAAAAATGATTTTATCTTAATTATAGCAGGATATAAAGCTGATTTAGAATCGAGATTTTTCAGAGGAAACCAAGGTTTAAAATCAAGATTTGGATTATGGTTAGAAATTACACCCTACACCTCATTAGATCTTAAAAATATTTTTATAAAAAAAATTAAAGATTACAATTGGTACATTAAAAATGATGAAATACAAGATGATTTTTTTCAAACACATAAAGACCACTTTAAGTTTTATGGAAGAGATATAGAGAATTTTTTTTCAAAATGTAAGATAGCACACGCCAAAAGGGTGCTGTATTGTTCTCCAGAATCAAAGAAAAAAATTATATTAGATGATATCATAAAAGGGTTTGAAATATTTAAAGCACAGACGTACAATAACTCTGAAAAAGAGTATGCAACTAAGGTATTATTAGAGTCATTATATAGCTAAGAATACTATATTTCGCTTAAAAAGGAGAACTTATATATATTATATAATTAATGAGTTCAAAGATTATATATATGAATAAATCATCTAATAAAAGCAATACTATGAATAGGCGTTCTCCTTACCATAGCTCATCTTACGCATCACCCACGCCTCCTACTAAATTAAAAAGAAGTTCAAAAAGTAAATTAGAGGATATAGATTTAGGTCTTGATATTCAAAATATATATAGAAAATCTAAGGAAAAAAAGGAAATGCGTAAGAATTCTAATAATAATTCAAAACAAACTGCAATAAATAAAATAAATGAATACAATAGACTACAAAAGAAAAAGCTTGAAAAAAGACAAACGTATAATATACAAAATAAACAAACGGATAGATATACTTCTAAAGAAATTAAACCTGTTAAAAGACAAGAAAAACAGAAACATATAAACACGTATAAACAAAGCACTCACAAAGATTATACAAAGAATTCTTCTTCGTATAATAAAAATATTTCAGGCAGTAACAAAGATATTAGAAAAGAACGCAATTCTCTAAATAATACACCTTTTATAAAAAAGAGGTCATATTCAATCAAAAGGGTTAAATCTCTTACAAAAGATATACAGTCAAAGAGTTCAAAAAAACCTCTAAATAAAAAATCAAAATCAACTAACAATAGAAAACCAAAGGAACCCTCACGTAATAAACTATCCAAGGTAAAACATATAACTAACAAATATACCAAAACACAATCGAAAAATAAAACAGATAAAAGAATTTATTTAAAAGAACCATATATGAAAGAACCTACTAAAAAACTAATTCAATTCAAAACTGTGAAGGTTAAAACAAATATAGATACATTTCAACCTATTGAACAATTTTTTAATTTGAATTTATTTGATCAATGTAAAGACCAACAGCGCCATTTTGATAAATTTCCTGAGCCCGAAGATAAATATCTTTCAACAGTTTTATCGAATGGGATATCTATAAATAAAATTACCAATGGTGCAACTTAAGTGCATAAAATTATAAATACTTAAACAGATACTCTATATAATATATAGCATATTATATATGGCATTAGTCAAAGAATATTTAGACTACCAAGATCATTATGAAAATAAATATGGAGAAAAAACAATAGTATTTATGGAAGTTGGTAGTTTTATAGAAATATATGGTATAGAAACCGATAATATAAAAAAAGGCAGGGTTTCTGAATTACACCAAATATTAAATTTTACCGTTACCGAAAAACAGGTAACTTTAGAAGAGTATGGTACTGTTAATAGAAAAATGATAGGTTTCCCTAATGTAACAATTGATAAATGGACCGATATATTAGTAAAATATGGATATACAATTATAGTGATATTGCAAGATTGCCACGGAAAAAAGGGACCTAAAAGAAATATTACTGAGATTGTCTCTCCAGGAATTCATATAGATAGCCATCGCTTCTCAAATTATTTAATGTCTATTTATTTAGAAGAGATTAAAGATTTTAAAACTCAGAGACCACATATTACTCTAGGTCTTGCAATAGTAGATATATCGACCGGGGAAACCATAGTATATGAAACACATTCAGCCCCCGATGACTATAGATACTCATTTGATGAAATATTTCGATTTTGTCAGTCTCACTGTCCAAGTGAAATTATATTACATTGTACTAATATTTCTTGGTCTAAAGAAGAATTAATCCGATATTTAGAGATAGGTGATATCACGGTTCATTATAATTTTTATAAAGATAAGACCGATCTGTTAAAACAGAATATTAGAGAAGAAATACTTAGAAAGATTTATCCTGTTACTGGTACTATATCACCTATTGAATACATCGGGCTTGATAAATCATATAGCGCATTAGTAGCGTATATATATTTAATTCAATTTACATATGAACATAATGAAACAATTATTGAAAAATTAACAAAACCGGTATTGTGGAATTCCAATAAATATTTAGTACTTTCGCATGATTCAATAATGCAGTTAAATGTAATACCAAATAAAAATGATATTACAAGAAGTGGAATAACTTCTTTATGGGATATTTTAGATAAAACAGTTACATGTCTTGGAAAAAGATACTTAAAATATAAATTGTTGCACCCCATTTTAGACGAATCTAAGTTAGAGAATACATACAATGTTGTAGAATTATTGCAACAAAAGAATAAAGAAGAGCCTATATATAGAAGTTTTCAAAATATACTGCGTCCTATATGTGATATAGAGCGTCTTCATAGAAAAATGGCGGTTCACTTAATTCATCCACAAGACTTTAACAGTTTAGATATGGCATATAGATGTATCGAAAAACTATTAGAATATATAAAAACAGTTGATACCACAGAATTAGATATAGAATTGCAAAAAGAACTTCCCGATAAAAATACACAGAAACACTTTAAAGAGTATTTGGATGACTATAGATCTAAAATAAAATTAAATGAAATTGCAGGAGTACATAAGTCAAATATTATAAATAATTTTTTTGTAAAAGGAGTTTATCCTGAAATAGATACTATTCAGACAAATATAGATTATTATAAAAAATATTTTGATAAATTATCACAGACGCTAAGTATATGTATAGATCCATCTGGTAAGATTAAAATAGATATTAAAGAAACAGATAAAGAAGGCCATTATTTAAGCACAACTATATCAAGAGGAAAACAATTACAAAAAATATTAACAAAAAAATCGGAAATAACAATCACTATAAATAACAAGGAAATATCTATAAAATCATCAGACCTCGAGTTCAAGAAAACAACCACAAGTTATAAAATTTTTTCACCAGATATTAAACAAAACTCACATTTGTGGAGGGGGTATCAGGAAACAATCAAAAAATTATGTATTTTAAAATTAAAAGATTTATGTAGTTTTTATTACACAAAATATAGTAATAGTTTACAACAGTTGTGTAATTTTGTTTCATGGATAGATTATGTGTCTTGCATTTCAAATGTTTCTATAACAAATGGTTATACAAGACCGGTTATCGATAAAGACACAGAGCATAGTTATATAGATGCTATAGATGTTAGACATCCTATTATAGAAAAGATTAAAACTCAAACAAAATATATTCCAAATAATATCCAACTAGGAGTTAAAGATCAGAATGGAATACTATTATATGGTGTAAATGCAGTTGGTAAAAGCAGTTATATGAAAAGCATTGGACTGTCTATTATAATGGCACAGGCGGGATTTTATGTTCCAGCTAAATCATTCAAATATTCACTATATAAGTATCTATTTACCAGAATTTCTAGCAATGATAATATATTTAAAGGGCAATCAACATTTGCAGTAGAATTAAGTGAATTAAGATCTATATTTAAGCGCACTAATTCAAATTCATTAGTACTTGGAGATGAATTGTGTAGTGGAACTGAAACAATATCCGGACTATCAATTGTAACAGCCGGTGTATTGCAATTATCAAGAGCAAATTCTAGTTTCATATTTGCAACTCATCTACACAAATTGTCTCAAATGGATGAAATAAAAGAATGTAATAATGTTAAAAATTATCATATGGAAACAATATATGATGAAAAAACACAATCACTAATATATAATAGGAAGCTAAAAGAAGGAGCGGGCAGCTCTATTTATGGATTAGAAGTTGCTAAAGCAATGGATTTAGATAAAGAATTTATTCAATGTGCAAATAAAATAAGGAAAAGATTAATGAATATTTCAGATGACTTTGTAGTACCAAAAACCTCTACCTATAACTCACAGATTGTTATTAATAAATGTACTATATGTAAAAATAAAACAGATGATATTCATCATATTGAAGAACAGCATTTATCTAATGAAAATGGAATGATATCTCATTATCATAAGAATGAGCTATTTAATTTGGTGCAATTGTGTAAATCTTGTCACGATGCCGTACATTACGGAAAATTAATCATATATGGTTTTATTGATACTACTGATGGAAGAAAATTATCATATTCTTACACTGACATAAACGGGGATACTTCTGGAGAACCTAGAAAAAAAAAATATACTAAAGATCAAATAGATATTATAAAAGATATCTACTCAAAGACAAAAAAACTAACTGAAACAAAAAATAAAGTGTTCATTCAACATAATATTCGTATAGCAAGTTCAACTATCAAAAAAATAATTACAAATCAATATTAAAATATGCATTAATATTAAATGGTCAAATATGATGACGTTCAATCATTAAGTAAAAAACTAACATCCTTCTTTTTTAATATGAGTACTCCAACATTACTAATTATGATAATAGTAGTAGCACTTTTTGCACTGTTAATGAGCGCAGTAAATGAATCTGTAATAACTGCACAGAGTGTTATGATCATATTAATGGCTTCCACAAGTGTATATATATTTTTAAAAAAGAAATATTCTAAAAAGCTTAAAAATTTAAAAATAAAAAATAAAATTCTAAAACAAAATTCTATATTAGACGATATTTGCAGCAATAAAAAAAATAAAAATACAGATCTATGTAATAAATATTATACCTCTAAAAAAATGTTTTACACAATATCTAATAAGCTATTAGAGAAATATAATATTGTGTATTAATAACTGATTAAAGTTTAATATAATTTAAAATATATTAAATTATATTAAATATGGTACTTGGTAATTTAATTCAGTTAAATGCAGTAGGAAATGAAGACCGTTTTTTATATGGTAATCCACAAATGACCTATTTTAAATCAGTGTATAAAAGATCCAGTAATTTTGCCCTAAACTATTCAAAAGTGCCATTTGTCGGAAATGTAAATGCTAACTTTGGAAAAGAAATAAAATTTAATATACCCTTTAAAGCAGATCTTCTAAGCGCAATTTATTTAAAATTTAAATTTAAAGATTTATTAAGAACAGAATACTTTACAACTAATAATACTAACCCAAGTAATTCTAATAACACAACAGAAATTATACCAGTATTAACTAAGGAGGCTCAATTTACATCATATGTAAATGGAATAGGATATAATTGTATAGAATATATAAAATTATATATTAATGGCCTATTAATACAAACAATTGATAGTAAGCTAATATATATGCTTAATGAACTTAATAACAGTTATACTAAAAAAAAATCGTTCTATAAAATGACAGCATATCAGAATGAGGGATTTTCAATAGGACATCATAATAAAAAAGATGTAAATGCTATATTATATATACCTTTTTTCTTTTCTAAAGACCCCTCTATGGCGCTTCCGTTATGTGCACTGACACACTCTGATATTAAACTTACTATTAAATTTAAAACATTTGAGCAGTGTATAATACAAGAACATAATACAAAAGGAGATACACTTGTTGGATTGAATGGATATCACTTAACTAATCTAGGTTATGATGCTATAACAGTTGTAGCTGATCCATTAAAATTAGATCCCGTCGAGGAAGACTTAAGAGGATATATTCCAGGTAAATTTGAAAAGTATGAAGAGGATGTTGTAGGAGATATAGAGACATTTGAGGTATTTACTGAAAATATATATTTAGATGATACAGAAAAGAAAATGTTTTTAAATAGAGAATTAACTTACCTAATAGAATTATATCATATAGGAAATACCCGTACAATTACAAATCCAAGTGATAATAATACTTACACAATGGACATAGAAGGCAAAAATCCTACTAAATATATAATGTGGTATTTACAAAGAGAAGATGTGTTTAAAAATAATTATTATGATAATCATACATACGAATACCCTTTAAAATATTCTTCTGCTATTTATCACGCTAATAATAATTATCATCTTCTTAAAAATGCGACAGTTTCATTAAATAATGCAGATGTTAATGATAATGTAGATGCCATTTTTCTTTCAGATGTTGAATTATATCAAAAGTTTGAAAATAGCACAGAAGATATAATTTATTTATTTAGTTTTTCTCTATTTCCAAGAAAATTAGAACCAACTGGTACAGTTAATTTATCTAGAATATTATATAAAAGTTTAAAATTAACATTAACAAACCCTGATAAATTTACTGAAGAAAATATAACACCTAATTTATTGTTTAAATATTATACTTGTTATTATAATATTCTGGTTATTAAAGATGGATTGGGGGGATTAATGTACCAATAATTTTATCCAATATATATTAATAATGAGTGATAAAGAATTCAATATATTTACAGCAAATAAAGTTATTATATATAACCCTCTATTAAACTCCAATTCTTCTGAATATTCTTTAGAAGTAGCAGGATCTACTAAATTAGATAAAACAGTTATAGATAATGACCTGATTATAAATGGACAGTTACAATATTCTAAATCATTAAAAATTCAAGATATTATAATAGGTAAAAGCGTAGATGCTCCTGAAAATATAATAACAGGCAGCAGTATTGGTAAATTAGCTTATCAACAAGAACAGATGAGTAATGGTTTAGTTACAAGAAAAGAGCAATCTGGATCAATAAACCTCTTAAAAGCAAGATATAAATTAAATCACCCTTATAATAACAATTTATATATAAGTTTAAAATCAAACGAGTCTATAAATGGTAGTATTATTAAGCATAATGGAAAAACTCCTGCAATTCAACATTTAATAATAGTGTCTTCACAAGATAATATTATTACTACTAATAAAGATCATCATTTTAATTCAAGAGATACAATAGAATTTCACCCAGATACTGCTTCTTTACTAGGTCCTAATATTTCAAAAGATATAGTATATCATATAGAAACAATACCTGAAGAAACAACTAAATTTAAAATTTATATTCCCAATACTGAATATGATTTTATAAAAAAAGGAGATACAATTGGAAGTATTAATTTTAAAGCTTATGATAATCATACAGATAGCGAGATCAATAATAATATTATTAGGAGCAGCGGATCTACACACAGTAACCCTAATATAGACCATTATATTCTATCTGCAAGTATATCAGCAGAATCAGACTTATCTCCTGAATCAACTAATCAAGAAGGTATAGTACCGGGTTCTTTAATATTTTCAACACGATCAATAATGGACTATCCCGATCCAAATGGAGGTATTCCAACAGAAAGAATGGCAATCGATTCAAATGGGTATATGACAATAGGAGATATACCAAGAGATAGTGATAATAATTTAAATTTACCAAAAATTGCACTTGCTATTAAAAGCAACACTGCTATATTAATACCCAAGGGGACAACTGATGAACGCAATAGAATTAGTTCATTAGAAAAAGGTATGATTAGATATAATACAACTGACAAAAGATTTGAAGGATATGGAGATGGAGATCAATGGGAAACATTAGGTGGAGTTACTGATATACACGGTAATGCTAATATTAATTCTACTAATTCTACTAAAATAACAAGTACTATGAATACTATAAGTGGTACTTTAAACATTATATCTGCGCCTATTGATCATATGGGAGAATCTATGAATATAATAAAAAGTGATATAAATCATATAGAATCTTATAATCATAATTTATTTAAGGGACCTAATCATATAGAAGATATTACTACAATCAATAATAAACTAATTCTTAATGGTAATTCCAATAATGTTGCATTAGATATTAATGGACAATCTATATTAAATGATAAATTAGTGGTTAATGATATTACAACACTAAATAATAGTCTTATAGTAAATGCTGATACAAATATTACTGGCAGTATGTCTATAATGGGTAATTTAATAGTACGGGGTACCCAAACAACTGTTGATACTGAACATATAGTTATTCAAGATCCAATAATGGTATTATCATCAGGACAAGTAGAAGATTATGAATATAGTGGATTTATCATAGAACAAGAAAGTATAAATAAAGGTATTATTTGGGATAAAAAAAATTCACGTTTTGCTACAGTTTTTAGTGAAAATATAAATGGCAATACAGATATAACTATATCAGGCTATGCCGATTTTAAATCGAAACACCAAGAGTGTTCGTCTATAAAAGTAGATGATATGTTAGATATATTGGGAAGTACAAAAATTTCGGGGAATGTTGATTTTTATGGAACTGTAACTATGCATGGTATAACGGTTCAAGAAACGCTGAATACAGGAACTTCTTTTTCTGAATCTATAATTACAGATAGTACGCTTAATGGCACTACCAGTATATTCGGCGATACTATAGTAACTGGAGACATATTTACGAATGGTAATATAGATGCCAGCACTATATATATAGATAGTCACTGTAATATAAAAGGAACAACAACAGTATCGGGGGAAACAATTCTCAATAACACTCTATCAGTAGCTGACGATACCTCATTATCAGCTGATCTATCTGTATCGGGTAATACTACATTATCTGGAACAACAACAGTATCGGGGACAACAGTACTCAATAACACTCTATCAGTAGATGGTAATACATCATTAGGAAGTAATTTATTAGTATCTGGCAATACTGTATTATTTGGAACAACAACAGTATCGGGGACAACAGTACTTAAGGACACTCTATCAGTTGCTGACGATACATTATTAGGAAGTAATTTATTAGTATCTGGCAATACTGCATTATTTGGAACAACAACAGTATCGGGGACAACAATTCTCAATAACACTCTATCAGTAACTGACGACACATCATTATCAGCTGATCTATCTGTATCTGGCAATACTGCATTATTTGGAACAACAACAGTATCAGGTGCAACAGTACTTAAGGATACTCTGTCAGTAGCTGATAACACATCATTAGCAGCCGACCTATTTGTATCAGGTAATACTACATTATCCGGAACAACAATAGTATCAGGATCAACAGTACTTAAGGATACTCTATTAGTAGCTGATGATACATCATTAGCAGCCGATCTATCTGTATCAGGTAATACTGCATTATTTGGAACAACAACAGTATCGGGGACAACAGTACTTAAGGACACTCTATCAGTAGATGGTAATACATCATTATCAGCCGATCTATCTGTATCTGGCAATACTGCATTATTTGGAACAACAACAGTATCGGGGGCAACAGTACTTAAGGACACTCTATCAGTAGATGGTAATACATCATTATCAGCCGATCTATCTGTATCTGGCAATACTTCATTATTTGGAACAACAACAGTATCGGGGGCAACAGTACTTAAGGACACTCTATCAGTAGAAAACGATACATTATTAGAGTCTGATCTATCTGTATCGGGTAACACTACTTTATCTGGAACAACAACAGTGCATGATTTAAATGTTGATTCTGATATTACAATACTTGGTAATATAATTATGTCAGGAAAACAAAATGATAGTGAGTTGCATGATTCTGGTATTATATTTACAGGAACTACAAATAAAACATTTCTTTGGCAGAATACAAGTGGTGGTAAATTTGACTCAAACCAAACTATTAATGTGTATAATGGTAAAACCTATCAGATTCATAATACAAATGTATTTGAAGACAAAAATACATTAGGTAACAGTATTACTAAGTCAAGTTTAACATCTGTAGGAGTTTTAGAAGATATCTCAGTAAAAGGTATAGTAAATATAACAGGTCAAACAATCCTTAAAGATACTCTATCCGTATCGGGCGATACATTATTAGAGTCTGGTCTATCTGTATCGGGCAATACTACTTTATCAGGAAAAACAACTGTTCAATATTTAAATGTAAATTCTGATATTAATGTATCAGGTAATACTATTATATCTGGAGATTTATTTGTAGGAGGAACTACAACTACTATTAATACAACTAATCTTATAATTGAAGATAAGGATATAGTTATAGCTAATGGAAATTCAATTGACAATACTCTAAGCGGAGCTGGATTTAAATTTAAAGGATCTACAGAAAAAACTTTTCTTTGGTGGAGAGGAGTAGATGATATCGGTAAATTTGAGTCAAGTGAAAATATTAATTTGCAAGATGGAAAAACCTATATGATTGATAACAAAAAATTATTTGAAAATAATACTACATTGGGTAATAATATTACCAATTCTAGTTTAAGATCGGTTGGAGTTTTGGGGGATACCTCTATATCAGGTATAGTAAATATAACAGGTTCAACAATAATTAAGGATTCTCTATCCGTATCTGGGAATACATCATTAGTATCCGATCTGTATGTATCTGGAGATACAAGATTATCAGGAGCAACGACATTATCCGGGCCAACAACAGTATCAGGTGAAACACTTCTTAAAGATACTCTATCAGTAGCTGGTAATACATCATTGGGAGCCAATCTGTTGGTATCAGGTAATACTACTTTATCTGGAACAACAACTGTATCGGGCAATACATCATTAGTATCCGATCTGTCTGTATCTGGAGATACAAGATTATCAGGATCAACGACATTATCCGGGCCAACAGACCTTAAGAGTACCCTATCTGTGGCTGGAGATACGTCATTATCAGCCGATATGTCAGTATTAGGCAGATTATTTGTATCAAGCGAACCTAAAACAATTGGAAAAACAAATATAACTGGTACAACAATAATATCTGGCCTATATCTTCCCGGTGAGAACAATGATATATTTTTTGATTCTGGTAGTGGGAGTCTGAAGGGGGAGATATACCTTCTTGGGAGTTGGGTAGAAACCGCAGAAACCTATGCGCAGACTGCAATTAGCGGAGTAAATAACGCGAATACCGATATTAGCGGCTTGAAAACACGGCTCAGTACGGCAGAAAATGATATTTCAAGCAATCTTTCATCCATTACAGAAAACCTCAATACGCTGCAAGAGAATCTGCCGGATTTTAGCACGTTCGTTACGAGCGCTGCCCTGCCGGACGTTACGCCATTTAAGAATGAGAGTGAAATCAACCATCTGATTACCGCCAAGATACCCGACACGAGCAATTTTATTACGAGCGCCGCGCTACCCGATGTAAGTGCATTCAAGAATGAGACACAGATTAATGCGCTGATTACCGCTAAGATACCCGACACGAGCAGCTTTATCACGAGCGCCGCGTTGCCAGACATTACACCGTTCAAGAATGAAACCGAGATCAACACGCTGATCAGCGCAGTCACCACGCCCATCGCCACGGCGCTGGCTTTGAAAGCTAACCAATCAGAAATGAACACGACACATGCGCTCGCCACTGCCGCCGCCAACGCCACCACTAACATTAGTTATAACGCCACGAACCAAACAACAATCATCGGCGCCCACGGCAGTCATGCCGATTACGGCAATTTTGCTTTATCGGTGTTCGGCAGCGGCGTCGCATCATACAGCTCCTCGGACATGTATATCTATGACCACACCCAGCAGAGCGGCCCCACTACCTACTATCTATTAGGTACAGGCAGGCTGGCGGACGAACAAATCAAAATCACATTCTACTGCAACGGCGCCGCCTGGGTGTTTGGCGGGATAATAACTAGTTCTGATAGAAGAATTAAAACAAATATTGAAGATGTTCCAGATAAGTTGGCATTGCAACAGGTATTAGATATTCCTTGTAGATATTATAACTATAAAGATATTCTTTCAAAGGGAACTACTAAAGTAATAGGATTTATTGCACAAGAAGTGGCTGAAATATTACCAGAAGCTGTAAGCAAACAGAAAGAAGTTATTCCGTCTGTAATGAAATTAACAGAATCCCAGGAATGGTATAAACAAGAAAATGGTGAATTTCTTCTAAAAGTTCCAATAATAGAAGATGCAATAGAAAATACAGTTGTAAGATTATATTTATTTGAAAATGAAAATAGCCCATATGTTTCTAAAGATATCCCAGTATATAAAATAGAAGACGATCATTGTTTCTTTTTATTAGATAAAGAATATGAAAAAGTATTTGTATATGGTATTCAAGTAGATGATTTCCACACAGTAAAAAAAGAAATGATATTCGCTCTACATCATTCCGCTATTCAAGAATTAGATAAAATTATTAAAGAAGAACAAACAAAAACAACAACACTAGAAACTAAAGTAACTATTTTAGAAACCAAAAATCAATCATTAGAGACAAAAGTAAGTGATCTTGAATCTAAAAATCTTGCACTTGAAGCCGAAATAGCAGCTATAAAATCACATATAGGTTTATAAATAATATGTTATTTATTAAATAATTTAATAAATATAATATATAATGCCAGACACAAATGTCAACAATAAGAATATAAGAGGTATTGGGAATTTATTTAAAGCATCAGATAAATTAAGTATAGAAGCAACTGATAATATTAATATTAATTCTAATAATTCTACATTTATAAAGAATATTAAAATTTCAGGAGATACACATATAACAGGAAATACACAATTATCAAATGGTACATCAATTCAAGGCGATACAATAAATCTAATTAGTTCAGAAATAAATATAGGTCCTGTTTCTATAACAGGTGAATTTTTTGTTAATGGAAAAGCACCTAACGGAAACACTACAGTTATATTAGGTGGTAAAATATATGACACCGGTGGAACTATGAATTTCATAGATACTAATATAACTACCACCGGAAATATTATAGCAAATACTCTTGATTTAATTGGATCCGCAACATTTGTAGGAGATACTTTAATAGGAGGGAATATTAATATAAATGAAAAGAATTTAGCAACAGAAGAATATGTGAGGGAAGTTATAATAGAAAAAATAAACAATGTATCTGGAATTTCAAATGTATCTGACACAAGAATTATATCCGGCAATACTACATTTAATAATAACCTTAATATAACAGGAGAATTATCAGGAACTGCCCTTGCTATTAACGAACCAGCTATTATTTCAGGAAATACTATAATAACAGGAAATACTCAAGTAAATAGTAATATAATTATTACAGGTAAGCTAACTGGATTATCTCTCGATATATCAGGGGAAGCTATTATTTCAGACAAGATTGCAATTTCTGGAGATACTCAAATGATTGGTAATATAACAAGTTCAAAAAATATTACAGGGGGTGCTCTATATATAAATGATTCAGTCGATATTTTAGGAGATACAATTATTTCGGGAAATACTAAAGTTACTGGAAATATAACTTCAAAAAAAAAATTAGAGGGTCAATCATTGCATATATCAGAAGAAAGTAATATAGACGGATTTGTCACAATTTCGGATAATATTTTAGTAGGAGATATATATTCTGCGCAAAAGATATCTGGACAAAGATTAGATATTACTGGACCTGTTATTATTGCAGATGATACTACAATAGTAAATGACACTAACATAGTAGGTACGCTAAATGTAGGAGGAACCATTAAACAAAAAGGAGTAAGAGTATTGACAATAGATGATATTAGCGTTATTACTGGAGGAGCATCAAGCATTAAAAGCGAAAATGGAATAACCACAATAGAAAATTCTACTAATATAACAGCTAACCTGGGTTTTTCGGGGAAACTATCTGGCGAATCGTTAAACATACTTGGAGAAACTGATATATTAGGAAGTGTAACTATATCAGGAAATGCTGAAGTGATAGGAAATATAACAGCTACCGGAAAATTAACAGGAACAAAATTAGATATATCGGAATCAACTAACATTTGGGGCAATACAATATTTTCAGAGAATCTTGAAACTAATAGTGATATTATGATAACAAATAAAATATCTGGCAAAACATTAGAAATATCTGATACAACAGTAATACAAGGAAATGCAACTATATCAGGTACTACTCAAATGACAGGTGATATAACTTCAATAGAAAATATAATTGCATCTACATTAGAATTATCTGGTGAGACTACGATTTCGGGCGAGACGACTTTAGAAGGCGATGCATTTGTTACTGGAAACGTATCTGCTACAGGAAATATAAATGGAGAGTCATTAGATATACTTGGTTTAACTGAACTATTAGGCCAAACTACAATATCAGGTAATACTCAGATTACGGGTAATATAATATCAACAGGTCAATTAGGTGGGGATTCATTAAATGTATATGGCGAAAGTACGATATCTGATAATGTCACTATAACAGGAGATATTACCAGTACTAATCAGTTAGAAGGAGTATCATTATATACATCTGGATCTACAGATATTGTAGGTAATACAACTGTATCTGGTACAATAACAGTAATGAGAGATATCATTACAGATAAAATATTATCGGGTGGGCAATTAAATATAGACGGATCTAGTACTCTTTCGAGTAATACTAAAATATCTGGTATTACACAACTAGAAGGTTCCATATTTGCATTAGATAAGATACAAGGATCCTCTTTAAATATAGAAGGGCCCTGTTCTGTTACTGGTGGAACTACCATAATATCTGGAACAAGTATAATTACGGGAGATATAAGCGTAAGTAATAAAATATATATAGGAGAGAGTGAGATAGCAACTGAATCATATGTAGAGTCTCCTTTAAAGGGTATAGATGGCGTTACAACTATTATTGGAAATACGAATATATCTAGTAATACAAATATAACAGGCAATTTAATAATGGATGGGCATATAATACCATCAACAAATAATAGTTTTGATTTAGGATTAGAAGATAAAAAAATACGCCATATACATCTATCGAGTGGGTCCCTATGGATAGGAGATGATAATAAAGTGGGGGAAAATTCATTAGGTAATGTGAAAACAATGACTAGAAAAAAAACAAATGACTATATACCAAGGTCAGTTCGAAATGCTATTCCTGGAGGTAACAAAAGTGGAGTATTAGCACACTCATCTAAATCAAATTTAGAAGATTTAACATTATCGGATTGGTTATCATATGGCAAAACACTAAATATTAGTGGTAAAGGTATAGGAAATGCGGTAATATCAGATATTTTTTCAGCAGATGAAGATTTTGAAGAAGATAAGATAGGAGTGGAGGGAACTATAAAGGTAGGAGACGATGAAACATTTATTAATTTGCCACCAAGATATGGTACTTCTCATAAATTTGCCTATGATGGTACTACGGATACGACTTATTTTACCGCGAAAGATAAGAATTTTGTAGGTAAAATAAATAGTGATGGAACTATTGAAAGTATAACGGGAAACACTACTATAACAAGCCCGTGTGGTATAGATATATATCCCAAAAGTGATAAGGCGACCTCTGCCCTCGTAACATCCAGTGATGGATTCGTTAGAAAATTAGATCTTGATAGCGAATCAGATAATATAGCTGTAACTAATATTAATAAATTTTCAAATATAGTACCTGCTACTGGAAATATAAATATTACTACTCATGCTGGCAGCAGGGGAAGGTATCCGGGATGGGTAGATAGTGATTCGAAAACCTCTCGATTCAAATACCCCTACGGAATTGCCACAGATAATGAGGATAATATTTTTGTTGCAGATACAATGAACCATCGAATCCGTAAGATTACTGGTATCACTTCATTGACTCCAGGTACTGTAAGTACCATTGCCGGCGGTGGAGAAGGTGTTCGGGAAGACGGAGGTGCTGCAGGGGTTGTCGATGCGGTAGGAAGTGCGGCTATGTTTAACTATCCCACTGATGTTGCGATAGACAACGAGGGTAATATTTTTGTTGCAGATAAAGAAAACCACCGAATACGGAAGATTACTGGTATCACTTCATTAACACCAGGTACTGTAAGTACCATTGCGGGTGGCCAAGCAGGGTTTCTTGATGGAATTGGTAATGCAGCAAAGTTTCGTTATCCCGAGGGTATTGTTATAGACAGTGATCAAAATTTATATATTGCAGACAGTTTAAATAATTCAATCCGTAAGATAACTCGATCTATGGGAGAATATCATGTGACTACTATAGCAGGAAACCCCTCTAATCCTGGATACACTACAAGTTCTAACCTAAACAATATGGGAAGATTTGCAGACTCACAAGATATACCAAGCTCATTTAGTATAACAGGACCCGGTCATTTAACATTTTCTACCTATGCCGGCTTAATTACATGTTCTACACCTCACGGTTTGATAGATTCTCCAACTCCTGTTACTATATCGGTTTCTCCGGGCTCGTTCTCACCTCTATCAAGTGACATTGTTTACTATGCTTACCCTTGGACTGGGGCTCACTACACAAAAGACAAAACAATAAAATTACATCACTGGCAGAGTGAACTGTACAGCATCCCTATTATATTTACTGAAGATTTGAAGTCCAATCAGACACTAACAATTACACCGCATCCAAGATTAGGGGCGTTATTTTATAAACCAATCGGTCTAGATATTGACAGTTTGGGTAATATATTAGTTGCAGATCACTATAATGGTAGGATTCGAAAAATAGAGCTGAATGGAATAGTTAGTACTCTTGTAAACGATAATACACCAGAGACGATGAGAGATGACAACGGGGTACAGCTCCTTAATTTTCGACCAAATTATATAACAATTGACGAAAGTAATAGCATATTTGCATCACATAGTGGGTACAAAGGTATTAGTAAGTTTGTGAAGGGCACACATCCCTTTTACTGGAAAAGAGTTAGTTTTATTCCACAAAATTTACATATAGCCAAATCATATGAGGAGGTCTTTGGTATAACTGTAGATGGTAATGGTAATATATTGGTAGCAAACAGGGTTGATCATAATATAAGTTTGATCACCAACGCAGCCGACAAGCGTGTTATTAATAACCCCCACGATATAGTTATTCATCCTAATGGAAATAGTGCTTATATATCATTAGAAGATGACCATACCATACATAAATTAGAATTTGATACATTAAATGGAACAACTACTGTAAGTGGATCTAATATAATAGCTGGAATGTCTAATACAACTGGTAGTTTCAATGCAATAGGTGTAAATTCAACATTCAATACACCTAAAGGACTAGCATTGTATCCCCGCAATAATCCAAATCCCAATCAGCTTCTTATAGCAGATAGTGGTAACCATTCTATTAGATCAGTCGGTTTGGGAACCGGGTTCAATACTACTACAATTGCAGGTAATCCAGGAGTTACAGGTGAGATAAATACAACAAGTTTAGGATCTACATTTAAATATCCAAGTGATATAGCAATCGCATCCGATAATACCGCATATATAATGGACCAATCCTATAAAAAAATACGCTCATTAACTAATATTACAGGAGTAGCTAATGAAAGAATAGTAAATACACTTCCATTTGAACGTAGCTCAAATACAGAAACGGGTATTTTGATAAAAGATGCAAATAGCCTATACATTGATAATCCGCCATTAAGTAATGACTCCTTTGTTTCGAATGGTAAAATTTCAAAAATTAATATATCAAATCAATCTGGAAGTAATAAAAATTCGTTGATAACACACAATAAACTTGATGTTCATAAAACACAAATTAAAGATATGGTATTAGATCATTTAACTACTAAAAAAAATATTATTTCGGAAGGGAGTATAGAATGTAATAATTTAAATGTAACTGGTGAAATTAAAGGACGATTCTATGATAAATTAAAAGAATTAAAAACAAAACTAAAGGAATTGAAAGGTATTTTAATTAAAAATCCTTAGATTTATGTAAATTATTTAACAAATTAAATAATATATATATAATATATTCTATGCTAAATGGCGATACAAATATAACAGGTGTAGGAAATTTATTTACAGGCACAAATACTAATATAAGTGGTACTAATATAAATATAAATAGCTCTGGTAATACTATAATTGAAAGTACATCTTTAGCTAACAATACATCTATAACAAATGGTACAATAAATATAAATGGCAATACAACTATTTCAGGAAAAACAAATATCAAGGGATCATTTATTCTTAATGGTCAAAATTGGGAAGATTTACAACAAGAGAACGCCTCTTTTGGTACAACTACTATATTAGATGGAGTTATTACAGACACAAGTAACAGTATAAGTTTTGTTGATAATAATATTAGTACAACTGGTAATTTACAAGCAGGTAATACAACTATTAGTGGCAATACTATAATTTCAGGAGACGTAATATTTACAGGAGATGTAAAATTAAATGGAAATGAATTATTAACGGAACAATATGTGGAAAATATAGTAAATGATTTTACATCAGATACATCTGGTATCACAAATGTATCAGGGGACACAAGATTATCAGGCAATACTTTAATTACAGGAAATTTAACAACTAATGGATTAATAGAAGGTTCATTATTAAATATTAATGGGGAAGCTATTATATCTGGAAACACAACAATATCCGGAAATGTTCAAACAACAGGCAATATTATATCAACTGGTACATTAAGCGGATCATCATTAGATATATTAGGTACAGCAATAATTGGAAGAGATACTACTATTTCTGGAGATACAAGAGTGACCGGCGATATAACATCATCTGGTAAAATTACAGGAACATCATTAGATATAAGCGAATCGGCTATTATATTAGGAAATACAACTATTTCAGGAGATACCATAGTAACTGGAAATATAACTTCAACAGGACAGATAAAAGGATCCACATTAGAAATATTAGGACCTGCGACACTTTTAGGAAATACTGTATTGTCAGGCAATACTAAAGTAACAGGAAATATCTCTGCAACTGGTAAAATTACAGGATCTCAATTAGAAATATCTGGAGAAACAGTCATAACAGGAGTAACTATTATATCAGGAGATACAAGTATAACTGGTGATCTTTTAGTCAGCGATACAATAAAAATAAATGGCAACACTGTTGCTACAGAAACGTATGTTGATGATCTTCAAACTTCCATAGGAGCATTAGGTTATTCAAGTGGAACAACCATAATATCTAGTAATGCACACGTCTCTGGAAATGTAAGTTCATCGGGTAATATACAAGGAGGTTCATTACATATTAATGGTGAAACGATAATATCTGGAAAGACAGCTATTTCGGGAGATACTCATACAACAGGAAATATAACATCAACTGGTACATTAAGTGGATCATCATTAGATATATTAGGAAATAATCCTAATCTAATACATTTAGAAACCTTATCAAAAGTAAATATTGTTCAAGAAGAAAATGGTAATAAATATGTATTTAATAATTTAAGTACTTATAACCCAGATTTTAAATATATATTAGGTCCAGGCACATATACATTACAAAATGTACCCCCAGATCACCCTATAGCTATATTAAATAATGGTATTACAGACAGAATCACTTATAGTAATTCTTCACCAGATACAGCCAGAGAAGTTTTAATTACAACTACTGGTTTTTCCTCACCGTATTATACATTTACAGATAGCCTAACTGATAAACAAGTAAATAGGTTTATGATTGGCCAGAAGTATATATTTAAAGAAAATCCAGAATCATCCTTATCAG